AACTGCTTTTGTTGTCTACACTAAAGGCTTTCTTTAGTTTGTCGATTGCTCTCTCTGCTGCCATGCAAAAATAATTTTATTATCTATTAACTATACTACTACTTTATTACTTAAAGCCAACCTTTTTAAATGCCATTGCTATGTCTTTGTTAATAAATCCTCCTTTTGTATAGACGTTGTACCAATTTGGTCCTCTTGCAGTCAAAGCGTGTTGTCTACCATGTTCGGCATAAGTAACAGGATTTCCTTTTAGATCAGGTCTTTTTTGTCCTGGTGCGTTTATTGCAAAACCAGCATATTTAGCTCTGTTTCCAATATACAAATCTTGTTTCAATGTAACATTAGGAACTCTTGCATTTTTTATTTGTCTAGCTGTTGGATCAGGAATTAAATAATGTGGAAAGTCTGGTTTTCTTTTTCGATTTGCCTTTACAGGATTTTTTGATACTATCCAGTTTTCGCCAAATGTTCCTGTCCACCACGGACCTTGTTCAGTAAGTGAACGAACTATTGTTTTTGCAGTCTCTTTTCTTCCTTTGATTATTGCCTTTCGTAAATCTCCAGGCATTTTGCTAAAAGGTTTTCTTCTAGGCATTAGCAGTAAAATCGCAGCTTACAACAGATAAATAATGACTATCCTCTTCAACATTTACAGAAGTTGGTCCCTCAATTTGTAATACTCTTGGACTTACAGAAAATGTATCTATATAAGTTGAAGCATTAACAGAAGTAAGACCTGTAATGACTGTTTCAGCTATAGCAGATGCCTCCGCACTTCCCTTATGTGGCGGTGTCATAATTCCACATCTTATAGATCCAGAATAATAAGTAACTGCCTCTCCTTGTGTTTGAGTAGTAGATTGTCCGAAATCTAAACTTACCATCACATATTTTTTGTCCTTACCTG